ATAAACAAATAGTTCAGACATGACCAGTCTGGACAATACATTGAGGGAGGAAGAGAATAAGTTCCTCGAAACAGTCATTCAAGATCCAGACAAGAAAGATCTCCGTGGAGGTATTCCTGATCTGATCGATGGCTACTCCTTCACAAGAACACAAACAATCAGCACACAAATCGACGCGTCTGGCACCGGACTCACCGGCAATTATGATGTCTGGATTGTGGATTGGGACAATGAGAGTACCCAACCACTCTTGGCCCATTACAGGGACAGGAATCCGAACAACATTGCCAACGCTGAAAACACCTACGATGCATCTCCCGAGAGTGCATTGGATGTGGGTGGACTTGTGGCGTACATCATGGCACCTGGGACCAGTCCGTTTCCGAGCAATGATCCAAGTATCGTGGGTCCAACAGTTCCGTTGAAGACAATTTCTTTGAAATTCGATGCTTCGGTCCTGTCCGGAAATACCCGCGTTGTTGGAAAAGATTTTGAAGTCAAATACACCGCGCCTGAAATTTCAGCGCAAGGTCTTTGGACTCAAAGTTCATACTCAACGTATGAACAGACGGCGTTGTCGTACTTGTATGAGCCTGCGGGCCCATCAAGTGGAACGATTGTCCAGAAGTTCTATGGACCGATTAAAGGGTGCCCTCCGGGAACGACGTCGAACATCGTAAAGTTCCCAAACACCGTACAGCGACCCGCCTTTGATGGCGTGTTGCAGGCAGCGGTGATGAACTACTTCGATAATGTGCCACATTTGCCCCAGAATTTTGAGAAAGTCTACAAGTCAAGTGTCAAACCTACGGGTGCGACACAGTACCAAGACCTTGTCTTGTGTAACCAAGATTTGCTGACCTTCAATAACATTTCTGGTGATCCTGCAACGTGGTACGGTTTGCCGGCGTCGTTCAACCCGCAATTCTGGAAGTCGAACAGCGAAATTCATTTCGCTGTTTGCACCGGACTTGCGAACACTGCAACCATGCAGATGTGGAGAACGATGACAGTTGAGTCATATCCCGATCCGACCGATGTGCTCATCACCTTTGCGAAACCCGGACCTCTTGTTAACATGCAATCCCTGGAAGTTGCTATGAACGCTGTGCGTTCTAGTCAGCAATTCTGGGCTGCTGGAGACAATGACTTCGGGTCTTTTGCAAAAGGATTGAAAGGGGCGTTTCAGAAGTTTAAAAAGGTCGGGATGACAGGACTACGTGTTGCGGCTGCGGTTAATCCCGCAGGTGGCGCTGCTTCTGCACTGATGAAGGCCAATGCTGCAAAAGACCAGATGAAGACTGTGTCTAATGCTGCGAAGCCTAAAGGCAGTGTACAGAAGGAGTCTGTCACAGTTGCGAAAGCTCAGAGACAACGAACGAAACCTATCGGTAAAAAGCAACAAGCTATGCCGACTCAAGGTGGAAAGTTGGCTAATATGAAGAAGAAGTAACAACAGCAACAAAATATGCCCTTAGATGGGACATAAGTCGAGAGAAAGACGCTATAAAGACATCGGCCAGTGAGAATATTGTGAATCACTGGCGTCCGTGAGCTCCAATGCCATACTTAGTGGCAGGGTTGTTGCAGTACGTTGCTATGTGCTGTAATGTAGAATTCACATGAGGGCAACTGACTGCCCCAGTCTTTTACCACGAAACACTGCATTTCAAGTGCAACCTCGAGCGAGGGAGGGTGAATTGTGTAGACTGGGGTTAAACCTCGGTTAATCACCTGGGACGTGATTGATGGGTTGGTACCCCACACCACGATATTACCTCAATTAGTTTGACCACTTTGCGTTAAGTTCAACTGCTTTACTTTTTAGTAAGGTCGCGGGACCTGAGTAGAGTTTTTAAAGAGTTAGGCGTTGGTAGAGGGAAAAGCGTAATGGCGTTATAAGGTGTAAAAGCTAGACTAAGCTAGATCTTGAGCGAGGATTATACTACGCTAAACAAATTGAATGGATGAAACCTAGTATCTATTCTCAGAACAAAGTGTTCTGGTGTCGAGGAGAC